ATCTGCACGCACATAAGGCAGGAAAGCCAGTTGCGGGCGTTGAGGTTACTCGGCAAAACGCCGGTTTTAACAACCCATGAAGAAATATCGGCAATCGCGGAGCAAATCCAGCGGTTGCAGTTTGCGCACCGGAAACCCTACGAGTAAATTATTTCTCCAGTATTTCTGAAAAATCCTTATTAAAATGAATAAAGCCCTGGCATATAAGACCACACCAGGGCTTTACGAGGGAATACGCTAACAACAACGGCGTTTTTCCAAATATCAACTTTCAATCAGGCTGAAAGATGACAATATCCCGAAGTATAACTGAAAATCCCGGAAAGCCACCGAAAAAGAAACGGCCCCTATCCGAATGGGATGCCGCGATCTGGGACTACATTAACGAAAGCAACACGGCTGACCCCCTGACCAACGGGGGCAAGCTGGATTGCCCCTGCCACCGGCCGGCCTGCCTCACCATGAAGCATCAGGATTCGGGAAAGCTTGCCCTGATATGCGATCACGGCTGCACTGTATCCGAGATCAAGAAGGCCACCGGCATATCACGGCCAACCCGGTCAACCAGAACGTCAAGCCATCAGAACGACAGGGCATTTGAAATTGACGTACTCAACGAACTGGTCAGGCAGATACCCGATAACTTCTGTTCGATTGAAGGGGATTTCAGGGAATGGAAAGGTACGCATTGGGAGCGGGCCGGAGCGAAGGCCGAAGTTACCCGCAAGGCCGTACACATTGCCAGGAAAATGGAAGTGCGCTACCCGAAAACTTCGGCATGGAACGCAAGGGATGCAGCGGCATTCGATGCCGCGATCCTAACCAAAATCCCGGACTGGGAAAGGGCTCAATCAGACACACTCTTTAATTGCCGGAACGGAACCATTGACCTGAATACCGGAGAACTCAAAAGCCATGATCGCCATGATCGCTTACAGTCAATGGCGGACGTGAAACACGCTGCTGAACCTGACCCAGAGGCTGCCGAAACATGGCAGGCCTTCACCGAATCCGTTTTGCCGGATGCCGGAGACCGGAACTTTGCCCAGCGGTTTTTCGGCTACTCGCTCACTGGCTGGAACATGGATCACCATTGCCTATTTATGATCGGCGTTCCGGGTTCGGGAAAAAGCACGCTCATAACTGCCGTTATGAACGTTCTGGGATCATGGGCCGTAACCATAAACCCCGCTCACCTGATGCACGGGTACAACGGCCACCAGTCGAGCATCATGCAGTATTTCGGAAAGCGGCTTGCGATTGTGCCGGAACTTCCAAAAGGGCGCGTCAACAACGCCATAATCAACACCTTGACCGGAGATAGCGAACTGGCAGGCAACTTCATGCGGCAGGACTATGTTACCTTTCGCAGGACTTCCAAACTGCTATGTGTTGGAAACGAAATGCCCGCACTGGGTACGCACTTCCAGGACGGCCTGAAACGTCGACTGGTGATTGTCGATTGCCCGAACAAGCCGGAAAAGCCCGATGCCCTGCTACCCCGGAAACTGACAAAACCGGAGATGCGGACTGCGATACTGCACTGGATGCTTGAGGGACTGGAAAAATTCAGGGAAGCAGGATTTATCCTGACAGTACCCGAATCCGCGCAGGAACGGACAAACGCCGAATTTGTCTATCAGGATTCGGTTGGCCTGTTTCTGACTGCCAAATGCCGGGATGACGCATTGAAGATTGAAACGCCGGGTAGCGAGATTCACCGGGAATACAAGGAACACTGCGAAACGGAGGGATACAGGCCCCTGGAGCGGACGGGCTTTAGCCGGGAAATGGCAAGCCGGGGCTATCCGGCAAAAATGCGCCGGATTGACGGCAAAGTTGAAAGAGTTTATGAGCGAATCCAGCTTGTTTAGATACGTCATGATTATTTTGTAACACTTTGTAACGCTTTATCCATTTATATCTCAGCGCGAGCGCGCGCGCGTCATGCGTGGGTGTCGAACGGTATTGAGTGTTACAAAGTGTTACAAAGTTAGCTGAAAACGCAAAAAACCAGCGTTTGATTGCTTGACATACCCATTTCCCTTTTGATAAGATTGCGAAACCGATAACCAACAGGAAAGGCCTATAGACAATTCCGCTTGACTGAACGACAGAATCCGGGAGCTGGCGGTTACAGAAAAAAACACTCAAACATGCTTTGCCATGCATGGCGAAGTTGTGCGTTTCTGTACCGGCTACACATCCCCATGATTCAGTCAACCCCTTCCAGCCAATCCCACCTCAGTCAACCGACCAACCCGGTTGACCGATCCCAGCGCCACACACGCCGATACCGGAAATTCCGCCGGGCAATACTCGCCAGCAACCCGCTTTGCGTTCAATGCAGGGCCGAGGGCTATTTTGAGGTTGCAACAACGATTGACCACATCCAGCCGCTATGCCAGGGCGGGCCAATGTGGGACAAATCGAACATTCAGCCGCTATGCCGGGCCTGCCATGACATCAAGACGCAGGCCGAGCGGCGCAAGCCATTGTCCAGAGAAAAGCAGGATTGGCAAAACTACTTTCAGCAACTCAGGAACTCGACCGGCAAGCCTGAGGACTCCAACCCGGAAAGCCCGATTGCTTCGGACACCACACAACGCCCTTTTATTCACGATGTTTTGCAAAAATGATCCGGTTGCAGCCCTTCCAGGACAGGTTTTTGAGCAATGCGTTCAAGCGGGGCGTTCGGCTGGCGATTTTGAGCGTTCCGCGAGGGCAGGGCAAATCATGCTTGATGTCATGGATTCTTGCGCAATGCCTCAATCCCGAAAGCGACATGTTCATTGGCCGGGGTGCTGATCTGGTGCTGGTAGCCGGTTCGATCGAGCAGGCGGGCTACTGCTTCAAGCCCTTGCGGAACCAGCTTGAAGAGCTGGACGCGAAGGGGTATTCATTCACCGACAGCAGCCGATCTTTGGGGGTGAGGCACAAGGCCAGCAATGCGCGGTTGCGGGTTATCTCCAGCAACGCAAACCGAAGCCTGGGGCTTGGGGCCACAACGAAGCTGGTTGTTGCCGATGAATGTTCATCCTGGAACGCCCGCGAGGGGCAATCCATGTTCAACGCACTGACCACTTCGCAGGGCAAGCCGGGCAACGAGTCCATGCGGATTATCTGCATCAGCACGCTGGCCCCGGCGTTCAATCCCGAACACTGGTTCAGAAGGTTGGTTGCGGAAGGTACGGACATGCGGGCCGGGCGGTATGTCCAGCAGCTCAGCGGCAATCTGAAAAAGTGGAAATCCAGGGCGGAACTGAAACGTTGCAACCCCCTTTCCGAAGTGTTTCCCGAATCCCTGAAAATTCTTGAGAGGGAACTTGCCGAAGCAAAAACCGATCCTGCAAAGGAAGCGGTTTACAAGCAGTTTCGCCTGAACATTCCGGTTGCGGACGAATCGGAAGTATTGCTGAGCAGCCAGCAGTTTCAGGTCATGGCCGAGCGCGAAACGGCTGAATGCCATGACTGGGAAAGCCTGATTTTCGGGGTTGACCTGGGCGGCAGCCGTTCATGGTCAAGCGTGGTTTGCATTGGGACTGAATCTCTACGCGTCAGGTGCCTTGCGCTGACGGGGGGCATTCCCTCAATCGCCGACCAGGAAGAGCGCGACGGCGTGGCGGCGGGCGAGTACCAGGGCCTGGTTGATGGCGGACTGCTGCACCGGACACCGGGCAAGCGGTATCAGAGCGTTCACCAGCTGCTTGATCTGGCCGTTGCCCGATTCGGCCAGCCTGAGGCGATTGTATGCGACCGTTTCAGGGTGCACGAACTCCAGGATGTGGTTGCCGGGCAGTATCCGGTCATTGCCAGGGTAAGCCGCTGGAGCGAGGCCAGCGAAGACATACGGGCAACGCGGAAGCTTGCCGTTGATGACGTGTTGAACATATCGGGGGGCGATTCGCTGCTGCTGGCGCATTCAATCATGTATGCGGTTGTGCAGCACGATGACGCGGGCAACATGCGGCTTGTCAAGGCCGGAACCAACGGCAAGGGCCGCGATGACGTTGCGGTTGCCTTCTGCCTGGCGGCCGGTGAAGTGGAACGGGGCCGGATGGCCCCGCAGGCGGTGGAATTTCACCATATTCCAATTTAATTTTTTTGGAGAAAACCATTATGAAAACATCCCAGAAAATCCAGGTGAGACAATCGGAAATCCGGGAGCGGCTGGGGGCAATATCGGAACTGGAAGGCGATGATCTGACCGAAGCAGTTGCCGGCGAGCGGGCCAGCCTGCTGGCCGAACTGAAGGGGCTGGAAGGCCAGTTGCAGGCGGCAATGGCCAGCGAGCAGCTTACCAGGGACATAAAGGGCGGGCAGGCGGAAAACGACGGCGAAGGCCGGGCGGTGAACGAACTGCTTGACCGGGGCAACCTGGGACAGATTTATGCCAATGTGCTTGAACAGAGATCGGAAGACGGCGCGGAGCGCGAGGTTCAGCAACACTTCGGTTTATCCGGGAACCAGATACCGATAGCCATGATTGCCGGACATGCGGAAACGCGGAACGCAACGGTAGCCCCGGCGGAAACGCAGGCCAACCAGCAGACCACCCTACAGGCCGTTTTTCCGATGGCGGCCGCAAGCTGGCTAAGCGTGGACATGCCGACCGTAGGCGTAGGCCAGGCCGTCTATCCGGTGCTGACGCAGTCGGCCAATCCTGGAACGCCCGCGAAGGGGGCGGCGCAGGCGGCCAGCCAGATCATGTTTTCAGCCGATGCGCTGAATCCGGGCCGGGTACAGGCCGAGGTTTTCTACAGCCGTGAAGACCGGGCGGTATTCCGCGATCTGGACATGTCGCTGAGAATGAACCTGAACCAGGCGCTTGGCAGCCTGGTTGACAAGGAGGTTATTCAGGGGCCAAACGGCATCCTTAACGCCGTAACGGCCCCAACGGCCCCTACTGACAATGTGAACTATTCCTATTTCAAGCGGACGGTTTACGGGGGCGTTGACGGAATCTATGCCGGAGGCGTAGGCGACCTGATGACGCTGATAGGGCCTGAAACGCTGGCGGAGATCAGTTTTCTGTACGTGGGCGGATCGGCGAATCCGGCGGATTCGCTTGCGCTTGATTTGTGGATGATGCGGAACACCGGAGGGCTGCGGGTATCCGCCCACATACCGGCCAGGGCAAGCGATCTTCAATCCTTCATTGTCCGCCGGGGCATGAGGCGCGATGCCGTCTGCCCGCTTTGGGAAGGCATTACCCTGATACCGGATGAAATCACGAAGTCCGCCGAGGGGCAGATTCGCCTGGTTGCGGTGCTTCTGTTTGCCTGCAAGGTGATCCGGACGGACGGGTTTCTGCACCGGCAGATCAAGTTTGCATCATAGGCCGATGAACGACATTCGGCAATGTGAAATCCGGGCCGAAGGGCGTACCCTTCAGGGTACGCTAATGCGGTACGGAGAGGTTTCGCAGTCGCACTGAGCGTGGAGTTTCACTCGCTGAGCGAAAGCCGGGCGGGCGGAATCCGGGTTATCGACCGGGCCATGCTGGTAGGGGCCGGGCTGGTTCGGAATCCGAGCTACGAGGGCTCACGGGCGGAAATCAGGGCCGGGCTTGATTCGTACTGGTGGGCGCTGTAGTCATGTGGCCATTCAGTCGAAAACCGGAAGACCGATCCCTGCAAAGCGCGGACAGGGTAGTTGAGGAAGTCCTGGACCGGGCGGAAGGCACAACCCCGGAGGCAACCGGCCTTGCCGTCGTGGAGGCCTGCATGGGGCTTTGGGAACGGATACTGGCCAGCGCGGAAGTCATGCCCGCTACCAGGGAACTGGAAGGCATTACCCCGCACCTGCTGGCCGTCATGGCCCGCGATCTTGGACTGCGGGGCAATTTCGTTGGCCTGATCGAGGTATCGGACGGGGGCAATGTTTCGATTCAGCCTGCCGCTTCATGGGACGTCAAGGGCGAAACGGGCAGCTGGACATACCGGGTTGACCTGGGCGGGCCAAGCCGGACGCGGAGCGTGGTTGACGCAATGGCCGATCAGGTCATTCATGTGCGCATTGGCACGGATTCGCGCAGGCACTGGGAAGGGCGATCACCGCTTGAGAACTGCCCGGCAACAGCGGGGCTTGCGGCCCTGATCGAGCAGTCGCTGAAAAGGGAAGCAAGAATGCCCGTTACCCGGCTTGTGGCAACGGGGGCGGTTTCGGCCAGTCAGTATGAAGATGCCCGGAAGGGACTCAAGAAGGGCGGGATCATGCTTGCGCGAGCAGTAGGAAACTACGATACGGCGCGGAGACCGGCGCAGGAAGTGGGCAAGCTTGGGCCGGGGGCCGAGGCCACAACGCTGAATCTCAGGAACCAGGCGGGCATCGACATACTGAACGCCTCAGCGCGGTCAAGACGCTGGTTGATGCCGGGGTATCACTGGAACGGGCACTGGAGATTGCGGAGCTGTAAAAATATCCGGCTGGCCGGTTGCCTGGGGGATTTTTGACCATCATAGACCCCGAAAACCGGCACCATTCCCTCAAACACGCTTGCGTTTACTCTTTCAGAGGGGCAACCCCAAGGGTATGCCCCAAAAACGCGCTGGATCGCCTTATACGGCGTTTGAGTGCCCCCCGACCTTATCATGCGGCGTTCTTTTAGCAATGGAGACGCCAGCCGGGGGGCAGAACGAATACTAACAAAATTTTAATGTTTGTCAATTTTATGTATAATCCGCCTGCACTTGAACCTTTTAACACACTGGAGATTAAATGAAATGAAAAAATCCTTAGTGGCTGCGGCAGTAGCTGCCGCGGTGATGATGCCGCTTGGAGCGCAGGCGGATGAACATGAAATGGTTATTTGTGAGGCTGACGGATCAGAAGCAAAAACCATTGAGGAATGCCCCCCGACCATTGAAGAGCGTATCGGAGCACTGGAGCAGCGAAACGCCGATCTGGTAGTTTACGGTCATGTCCACAACGCCCTTGTGAGCAGGAGCTATGAAGATCCCAAAAAGGAGTCGACGGTTGACATAGATACTTTGGCTTCCCG